AGGAGAGAGTATAATATGGCAGATGGATACAAATCACAGGAGGGGAGACACCCAGATTATTAATGAAACAACTTAAATGTAAATTTGCAAACTTTGGTATTCAAGGATTTGGTGCTGAAGTTATGCGTGTTTGTAGGTTAGTGCATTACTGTAAGGTTAATGACATTGACTTCTATATGAGTGAGGATGATGACTGGAAGTTAACACCTGAAAAGAATGGTAACTGGAGATCATTCTTTACTTCCTTGAACATGACAACTGATGATATGCCTGAGGTTACTGTTGATATAACCAATGAAGCAGTAAGTTTGCCAATGACATTTGAAGAGTTATCAAATGTAGTGAAGGATGTATTTAAACCACAATCGAAATATGATATTGATACCAATTTCAATTTCAATGATGAGTATGTAGCAATTCATGTTAGAAGGGGTGATAAAATAACTGGAGAATGGGCAGAAGGGTTGAAGCATGAACTGAGTGAATATTTTAGTAAAATATCAGGAAGATATGAAAAGAGACAGGCATTTGTAATTACAGATTCACCTGAGGTATCTAAAGAAGCAAAGGAGGAGGGTTACTTAGTTGATGATACTGAGGTAAGAAGAGAGTCTTACAGTTATATTCTAAGTGAATCAGATTCATGGACTGATAAAGAGAAAGAGGATGAAGCATTTGTATTCTTTAAGAATATGAAGTTGTTTGCACATGCAAAGCAGTTAGTAGGTTCGAATAATTCAAATTATTATATGCTAGGGCAGTTGCTTCATGGAGAGCAGGGAATCAGTCTATCTGAGAATTTAGTATATAAATCTAGCCTTAAGATGAAAAGCACAATGAGAACATTTGTTCTTAACTTAGCAAGAAGGGAAGATAGGAAAGAAATATTTGTAAGAGATAATGATGCAATGCTTGATGACTATGAGTTTCTTGAAGCAGTTGATGGTTTAGAGATAACATATGATGAACTTAGAGCATTAGGATTCGATACACATCCTGACTGGATAGATCCAATAGAGGATACACATTTAACAAAGGGTGAGATAGGATGTTTTCTATCTCATTATAATGCTTGGCAGTTATGTATTGAATTGAATGAACCAATTATTATAATGGAGGATGATGCTGTTATTGGTGATGAGTTTAACATAGAAGAAATAAAAGAACAGATGGATAAGGGGTATGACTTCTTATATCTTGGACATAGGGAAATGAATCCATATGATGTGTATGCAATAGATAAGAAGTTTCAATATCCAGCATATCCATATTGGGGACTAGCATATGTTATTTCACCTGAGTTAGCAAAGAAGTTTAGTGATGATGAAACAAAGAAGAATATCATACCAGTGGATGAATACTTGCCACGTCGAATGTGCAATAAGAAAACAAAGGATAAGGACATCCGTTGTATTGCATACAGAGAGAATGTAGTAGAGCAAAGAGATAGGAGTGAAACTGGTACTGACATCACAACTGGAGAACGATATGATACATTCTTTGATTTTGACATACATGCTGTGACAGTAGGTACAGATGAGAAGAAGTGTGAGAAATTATATAATAGTGCAGCATATCATGGATTTAAGTTTACGAATCTAGGAAAGAATGAGGAGTGGACTGGTGGTGATATGACAATCCGTGGTGGTGGGCAAAAGTTTAATATGCTGAAGGAGTATATACAAGACTTACCAGACAGGGATATTATATTCTTCTGTGATGCCTATGATGTATTCATGACAGATAGTTTGCAAGAAATGATATATCGTTATATGGAGATAGGACATAAAGTATTATTTGGTGCAGAGAGAGTATGCTGGCCTGATGCGAGTCTAAGTGGACTGATGGAATCAATTAATAAAAAGCATCATCCAAATTTAGATACACCTTATCAATATCTTAACTCAGGTACATTCATTGGTAGAGTCAAAGAGTTAAAACAAATCTTTGAGAAGTCGATTGACAATTCAGAGTCCGATCAGTTATGGATACAGTACCAGTTTATCGATCAGAATGTTGATATTTCACTTGATACTGAATGTTATATCTTTCAGACGAATGAGGACAAGGTACAAGAACTGGATGGGCAGTTAATCAATCCAATTACAAAATGTTTTACATGTCTGTATCATGGCAATGGTGGAGAGGATGCAAAGGAATTGTTTAATCAGAAGTATGAAGACTTCTATGGTACTGCGGGACCTATGTTATACATTCCAACCCAAGACTATGAGATTATACAGGATGATATAATTCTTATAGACTTTCTTACACCTTCTATGTGTGACTCGATAATCGAGGTGAGCGAGCGTCACGGCGGTTTTAATTCTCTATCATATGATGATGTACCAGGACAAGAATTAAGATTCAAAGAACTTAGTATGTGGAATGAGGTATCGAAACACTGGGATAATAGCATAAGAGCAGTGATAGAGAAATACTGGGACATGTGTGGATACTATGGACTGAGAGATGCCTTTTTAATTAAGTATGACTTGAAGGGGCAACGTAAACTCAGACTTCATACAGATGCAAGTCTTGTGACTGGTAGTGTTAAATTGAATGATGATTACACTGGGGGTGAGTTATACTTTCCTAGACAGGACTTCTCCAACAAGGATGTACCAGTCGGAAAATGTATATTATTCCCAGGACAGGTAACACATAGTCATACATCTAAAGAGTTACTGAGTGGCACGAAATACTCATTGACAATGTGGACTAATAGGTATGATGGAGATAGTATATAATGGAGAGTGTCAATATTGATTTACTGATAGAGAGAACGCAACCGAATACAGTGGTTGATGTAGGAGCATTTCATGGTGATTTCACAAGGGAGATAGTTGATAAGTGTCCGAATGTAAGAATTACAATGATGGAAGCAAATCCAAACTGTGAGGAGCATTTAAAGAGAGTAGGAAAGAAATATCATATAGCTGCACTCAGCAATCAAAAGAAGGAGGGAATACCATTTTATATTCGCAAAGGATATGAAACATGTACTGGAGCATCATTGTATAAGGAAAACACAGAGGCATATGTAGATGCTGATGTGATGAGAGTGAATACACATAGACTGGATGAGTATAAGTTGTATAAGGAAGGAATAGATCTATTGAAGATTGATGTACAGGGAAGTGAGTTAGATGTCCTAAAGGGAGGAGTACAAACATTAAAGAGAACCAAGAGTATATTGTTAGAGTGTTCTCTTACAGAGTACAATGAGGGTGGAGCAAAGATAGATGAAATCATAAAGTATCTAAAAGGAAAAGGATTCTATCCGAATGAGATAATCGGTACACATTGGTTAGAGCATGATAAGAAGATAAAGGGAAAGAGCATTGATGGTAGAATGAATCAGTTAGATGTACTGTTTACTGATACTCTGAATGAAAATGTCATTCATAGAATAGCAGAGATACAACAGCAAGAGTATCAACAACTGAGAGCATATGTGATAAGTTTAACAAGAAGAGAGGATAGAAGAAGATTGTTTGATGAGAACAATGGTGGGAAGATATGCTATGAGTTTGTTGATGCAGTAGATGGTAATGAACTAACACATGATATAATCAAGGAATGGGGATACGATACTGATAAGACATGGAGAGATCCAGACTATGATAATAGATTAACAAAGGGTATGGTAGGATGCTATATTTCACATCATAGACTATGGGAGAAGTGTATTGAATTGAATGAACCAATATTCATATTCGAAGATGATGCTCGCATATTGGATAATTTCAATTTGAATGAGGTGATAGAGATGAGTCATAAGTATGAGTTAGTGTATGCTGGATATGCAGAGAAGAGTAAAGAGGATACAATTAAGAAAGGAAAATGGCAGATACCAATTCATCCATACTGGGCATCAAGTTATATCATCACACCTGAAGGAGCAAGGAAGTTAATTAATAAGGAAAGCATCATACCAACAGATGAGCATTTGATTAATATGAAACTCAATGCCATTGGTACAATAGATGCAATGGTAGATCAAGGAGAGTTCAGTCGTAATCCTGATAAGAAACCAGTAACCAGTGATGTAGAACCATATAGTGTATATCGAACATTTCTTGATTTCAAGGTACATGCTCTTACGTTTGGAACAGATGAATCAAGAATGAATATGTTGTATGATAGTGCAAAACGTAATAACATAGAGTTTACTAACATAGGTAAAGGGTTAGAATGGAAAGGTTCTTCTAAAACTGATAATACAGGATGTGGACAGAAGATTAATGTAATGAGAGAGTATATACAAGACTTACCTGATTATGATGTTGTTCTATTCGTAGATGGGTATGATGTATTCATGGCAGATTGTTTAAATCAAATCATGTATCGTTATATCATATACTCTAGTGATAGTAGATTAGAGCATGATAATCAAACACGTAATGCTAATGTTATATTCGCAGCAGAACAATATTGCTGGCCTGATGCTACATTAGCAGAGTTATATCCAGACAATGTATATCTCAATGGTGGGTGTTGGATAGGACAAGTTAAAGAGATGAAACGTATATTAGCACCAATACAATTACCAACAGATCCACCTAGAATGTCAGTTGTTAAAGATGATGATGATGAGCAGTTATATTATACTAAGAAGTATCTGTCAGGTAAGTATAGTATAGCATTAGATAAGGATTGTAGTATCTTCCAATGTAATGATAATAATGTGATAGTTCATGAGGGTGAATATGGTAAAGAACTACTGAATCAGACAACATACTATCAACCTTGTGTGTATCATGGTAATGGTAATGTGAGTGCAAAGAATAAGATGAATCAGTTATATAATAGTCTTTATTCTCAATAAGGAAGTGTTAATGAGAATAGTATATAAACCAAGAAGAAATGTAGTCGTTGATACCAAATATATTTAAATAAGTTAAAAATAAGGTTTTAAATACCTTTATAAATATAATCCGCTTTATTATCTCTATTCTCAATAAGCGTTTATTATTGCGTCTCAATAGCATATTATGATTCTCATTATCACTCATAAACCTCTCTGAGACTTGTGAGTTTAGCGAGCGTAGCATAAGGAA